CTGAAAAAACGGTGTTTAGTGTTATTGGAAAGAAGCTAACTAAAGTACAGCCAGAAGGATTCTATCCAATAGTCTTTATGACTAGAGTAGATTATGGTGATGAAGGAGATAATAGATATTATTTCCAAACAAAAGCAAACCATTCATCTGCAAAGACTCCTATTGGAATGTTCGATAAATTTGAAATCCCAAATAGTCTTAAACTTGTAGATGATACAATCAGAAAATATTATGCCATTTAATGGTGAAAAAAATAACAAATCAAATCAATCAAATTAATTAATTAATTATGGAAAAGAAAGAATTGTCAACAAGACAGTGGGCTACAATCAAGAGAACTGCCCAAAATGTTTTACCTCTTATTGAGAAGAGAGCAAAGTTAGAAAAGTATGTAGCAGAACTTGAAGCTATCAATGCACAGATTGAAGGTATGGAGTATGGCACTAAGATTCTTACTGGTGGTTATACCAGCGAAGAAGTTGTCAAGAGAGTTGTTAGTGACTATGTTGACCCCAACACAGGTGCAGTCAAGACTGACAAGGATGGTCGTGCTTTGAAGATTACAAAGTATGTTCCTAATACTGATGTAGTTGAATTTGATGCTCAGGCAAATGTGTACTACATTACCCCAAAGCCTGTTGAGACAACAGAAGAAGTGAATCAATAATTAATAATTTAAAAGTAATATTACTATGGCAATTGCAAAAGGTAATGAAACAAAAGAAGTATCATTCAAGAGATACACTGGAATTGGTAATGTGAATGTTTTGGCTGTCAATCCTACCAAGGCAGAATTGGCAAAGCTTGGTAGAGAGGTTGATGAAGAGCCTGTTTATGTGACTGAAAAGGATGGAGTAAAGACTATTAGGGTCACCCTATATGTAAAGCCTATTGAAATTGAGGAAATCCTTACTATTAGTTTCTTTATTAGGAATCAAAGATTTGCTAGTAAAGATAAGGGAACTTTCCAAGTCGTTGACTCTTATGGAAGAACTGCTTGGGTTACTGAAGAACAATTCAAGAATCACGATATTCCCGTTTATTCCAATGGTAATACTGCCAGCATTGCAAATAATTATCGTCCTGCATTTAGTGGAGAGGACAACTTTACTCAATTTGTGAAGACTTATTTGGGCATTCCTAATCTGACTGCTTATGTTGATGGTCAATGGGTACCTAATCCAAAGGTTACACCTGCTGATTGTGAGGTCAGGTTTGACCATGTTGACCGCTGGTTTAACAATGACATCAAGGAAGCCAAGGATGCCTTTGCTTATCAACCTAACAATACTATTCAAGTGTTGTTTGGTGTGAGAACTGATGACCAAAATAGAGAGTTTCAGACTTTCTTTATTGATAAGTTCTTTAGAGGAAGCAAGACTACTGACGGAAAATATCAGTCTGAAGGTTTTGCTAAGGAATTGGATAAGATTTCTACCAATCCTGCAACTAGCGGAAGATATGCAAATACTGAATTTACATTTGGTCCTTTGAAGGAATATTCTCCTACTGCCACTAACTTTGAGGTAGAAGAAACTTCTACCTCAGATAATCCCTGGGATTAATTATGATTGCATTAGGTAAGGAGACAGTAGATTATCATGTACTGTCAAAAGAAGTGGACTTTTCTGTCCTACTCAATGAATTCTTTGGGATTACAAAGATACCTTGCCTAATAAAATCTCCTTTGAGAGACGACAAACATCCTTCATTTAAAATATACTCTCCTGATGGTGTAAATCTTTATTTTAAGGATTTCTCCACAGGAGAGCATGGAGGAATGTTAAAGTTCTTCTCTTTATACTGGGGTGTGAGCATACCAAAAGCTGTTGAAAAGTTAAATAAAAACCTTATTGAAACCAAAGACAACAGTGACAAAAAAGCAAAAAAAGCGGTAACTGTAAATCACACCTTGGATTCCAGCAAGAATATAGAAGTGAAAGTAAGAAACTGGAAACCTTATGACAAAGAATATTGGGAGTCTTATGGTGTAACAATCGAAGCCTTAAAGAAAGCAGATGTATATCCAGTATCACATAGGATTATTGAGAAGGATGGGAGAGCTATAGCTCTCCCTATGGATAAGTTGGCTTATGCATATGTTGAAAGAAAAGATAAGAAAGTTACCATAAAGTTATATCAGCCTTATAATACAAAAGGATATAAATGGTTAGGTACTCATAGAGGGGATGTTGTATCGTTATGGAGTACCTTACCTGAAAAAGGAGATAAAGTTTGTTTGTGTTCAAGTGTGAAAGATGCATTATGCCTTACTTGCAATACTGAAATTCCTGCTATCGCATTGCAAGGAGAAGGATATGTAATGAGCACTACTGCACAGAAAAACCTTAAATCAAGATTCAAGAATATTTATATCCTATATGATAATGATAAGGCAGGTTTAGCTTATGCACAAAAGACTTCAGAAGAAACTGGATTTAAAAATATAATACTCCCACAATTTGAAGGAGGTAAGGATATTTCAGATTTTTATAAAGTAGTAGGCAAGGAGAAATTCATTGAAACTATAACCCCATTATTTAACAATTAACAATTTATTACAATGACAAGAAAAGAAATTTATGCAAAGATTAAGGAACTTAATCTCTCTGAAGAAGTAAAGAAACAATTTGGTGACAATTACACCAGAGTTCCAAGTGACAAGCTTGAAGCTTTGATTAACAGTAAGACTAGTAAGAAGAAGACTCTTCCTATCCAAGAAGTCAAGATTAAGAGAACTAATGCAGAAGCTGCATTGTTCTATTTATCAAGCTTGCTTCTCTCCAAGAAAGTCATTACTAGAGCTGAAGCAGACCAACTTGCTGATTATTTGAAACATTAATCAATTCTTTTCATAGGGGGAGGTAAGGCTATATTGCTTTGCTTCCCCCTTATTTTTTATTTAACTGTAAATATAAAACAATGATAGTAAACACAGAAGAAAGTCACGAAGCTTCTTATATAGGAAATATTGAAGAAAATAGGGTAGGTATAGATAAGGAGAATATTAACTTTCTTGCTACACTGTTGACTTCAAACTTATATTCCAAGCCATTGGAATCCTTCCTTAGGGAAACAGTATCAAATGCTTATGATTCTCATGTAGAAGCTGGTACAGAAGAACCTATATTGTTGTTGGTTGAAGATGATAAAGAGACTTATAACTATAGAATATCAATTAGGGATTATGGTACAGGAATAAGTCCTGAGAGATTTGAGAGGATATATAGGAATATAGGAAGTTCTACCAAGAGAGATAGTAATGATTTCATAGGAATGTTTGGAATTGGTCGATTTAGTTGTTTAGCTTGCACTAATGTAGCAAACATAACCTCTTATTATGAAGGAAAGAAATATTCCTATGTAATGTATAAGAATGGTAATGGTATAAATATAGATAGGTTATCTGTTACAGAAGGAGACTTCAAGAATGGCTTGGAAGTTTCCATAAAAATGAGGATATATAGTGAAAGTGAACTTACTGATGCAATAAAAACATTATGCTTATTTGATAAGTTATATGTGGAGTATTTTGGTAGAAACTATTCTATAATAAACAAGGTAAAAGAATTTAATGAAAGAAAAGTAACGGAATATAAAAACTTCAAAACCTGTAATCTTCACAATTATTATTGTTATTTCAGTTTAGGAAAAGTATTATATACTGATAATGAAAGATTAATTTCCTCTAAATTTCAAACTAACGGGTTAATTATTAATTTACCTATAGGAAGTGTAGATATTATTCCTAATAGAGAAGCTCTTCAATTTAATGATAGAACCAAAAAGGTAATTAATGAAAAACTTGATTTGGTTAAAGACGAACTACAAGAAATTGTCAATTCTACTATATCAGAAGATTTTACATTGAAGGATTTCTATTTAAAAATTGTAGACCCCTCATGTTGCAAAGTGAATAATGATTTAAACATTAGTTATTCTGATATTTTATTGGATTGTACACAGATAAAAATAAATAATACGGTAATTCCCGATAAGTTTACAAGATTTTTAAAAGAAGTGCATCATATGTCTATTCCTAAAACAGACATATATATGACTAGGAACTTAAGTCCCTATGAAGTAAGAAGACTTTACTTGAAGAACTTTATGACAGGAGAAGTTAAGTTATTTGAGAAAGCAGACAAGACATTTAAGAACATAACAAAGTCATATATTGCAACAACAATAAAGGAAAAAGCAGTAATCTTAAACTTCTGTGGAACTAATGCATTAAAGTATGCAATAACTACTTATTGTAAAAATTCAATTCACGATTATAATTCAGACTGTATAGATTTCTTGATAGATAACCTAAACATAGAAAGTATAAGCAACGATGATGTTCCAGATTACTATATAGATAATTTCAAGAAAGACAAAAAAGAAAAAAGAGTATCGGCAGACAGTATAAAAGAAATGTCTTATAGGTTATATTCATATAATACCTATATTAATATGCAAGATTTATCATCCTATCTAAAAGAAAAAGGAATAGTAGTATATGCCTACAATACTAGGGAGGATGATATGCTTAGGAATCTTTCTGCGGTTACATACAATATTCCTTGTGTACAAGCTTTAATTACTGTAAAAAAGGAAGAAGCTGTGTTTCTTGAAGGAAATAAGAAGTTTGTAAAGTTGGAAGACTTTATGAAGAGAAGCATCTTAAAGAAATTGGCTACTGCTTATATTATCTATACAAATATGATAGGACAAGGCCTTAACCTAAACTACTATTATGATAATGATGGTTTTATTCCTTTAGTTCAGGAGTTTAAAAACAAATACAAAGGCTGTCTCACTGTAATAGCTAAGGCATCTTCTTGGTTTAAAGGATTAGTAAAAGACTTTGAAAGTAAAGGACTTGTAAACACTCAAGATATTGAATATTTCAAATTAACTGAAGACGAACTTAAGGTTTATAATTTCTGGAACTCTGCTAAGAAGCATTGTAAGGAATATACACAAAGATTTGTATACAAAAAGATGGGTAGACACCCAAGAATAGGATTAGATTTAAAACAATTACCAAACTTAAATAAAGAAAACAATGAGTAATTTTAAGGCATTTTGCAAAGATGGAAACTTACAAGTAGTGTTCTCTGATGGTACACAAGTAATCAGAGATTGTACTGATGAATTATGGAACTTTCTTATTGCCAATCAAGACAATGAAGAGGCCATAAAGAAAGAACTTCTTCCCAAAGAAGAAGTAAGAGGAAAGCTTATAGCTAATAGAGTAAAATATTCAAACATTCTTACATTAAGAGGAAACTCTGTGTATATGTTGGATATTTCTGAACAAAGTATTCCAAGTGACTTTGTTGAGAAAATTCTTGAAGCAGAAGAGGAAGGTAATGAAGCTGAAATCAAGAAGTTTAAGAATTTCTGGACATTGGTTTCATTGAATCCTGACTCTAGAGTAAGGAATAATCTATTCTGGTTCATTAGGAAGTGGGATATGAAGATTACTGAAGCTGGTCTTATTATTGCATATAGAAATGCCGACATTAAGGAAGAATCAGGATATTCTACTGAACAAGTCAAGAATATAATTAATTCCTATTATCAAGCAAAGTATGTAGAAGGTAAGAATCCCTATGAAATATATGGAGTAGATGGTGGTATCAACGAAATGTCTTTGGGAGAAATATATGACCATATTATTAATGAAGGAGCAAACTCTCCTACATATACTGACCAACATAGTCATTCTACTACAATTAAGCTAGGACAACCTGTGAGAATGCCTAGAGAAGAAACTGACGAGTGCCAAGAGAACTCCTGTAGCAGAGGACTTCACACGGGAGCCAAGGGTTGGCTTAAAAATAACTATTTTGGAGCTGTTGGATTACAGGTTTTAGTTAATCCCGCAAATGTTGTTGCTGTGCCTTAAGTTATTGGGGGCCACATAGCAGAAATGTTATGTTGAAAGGGGCAAAAACGGTAAAAGCTAAATTAAATAACTATTAAAGATGTATTAAAAAGAGAATAAAAGCTTTTCCATATTCAACATAAAGTGGTAATTTTACCAAAAAATTAAGAATATGGTAAATATATTTGAACACACAGACGATGTTGCATATTTAAAAAGTAAAGGAGTTTATTTAATAACCCACGTTGATACTGATATTGTATATGTCGGGTCTACCAAGAATTGTTTTAGAACAAGATGGGTACACCATTTAAACGGATTGTATAGAGAAAATAAGACAGGAAACAGGGTTTTAATAAACATTGCTAATAAATATGGAGCAGATGGTTTTAGATTTAAAGTATTACAAGTAATGGACAATTCTTCCGAAGAAGAAATAAGAAATTCAGAATCTGAATGGATTATAAAATATAATTCTTACAAAAAAGGCGCAAATTGTTCAATGCATACAGATTGTGCATTTAAAGGATATGATAAACTTCCTCTTACAGAAGAACAAAAACTACTATATAGAGAAGCTTCTCCAACAAAGAAAACCGTATATGTATATAATGGAAATGGTGATTTATTACATACATTTAGCTCAAGTGTTGAAGCAGATAAATTTTTTGGACTTAGAAAAGGTAGAGTTTCAGAAAAAATATCAAGAGGACTCTCTTTAAAAGGAGAATACTTCTTTTCATACGAATGTAAAGAGTGGGTTCCTGGAGAACTTTTACAACAAAGAAAAAGTGAAAGAGGAAAAAGATTGTGCCAATACTGGAAAGAAAAAGGTTATCATTCTCCATCTGCTGAAGTTAGGGCTAAAAGCAGATTAAGCAATAGTAAAAGTAAAAAAGTTCAACTTGTAGATTTTAATGGTAATGTGTGTTATATTTTTAACTCTTTGAACGAATGTGATGATTTTTTAGGTTTAACTAGAGGAACTACTTCAAAAGTTTTAAAACATAAAAATTATGCAAAAGCACTTCGTAAAAAATATATTCCTGAATTAATTTAACATGCTAATACCGTGCTAACTAAATAAATTGCGAAAGGTTATTTAGTAGTGTAGAGCGTAGGTCTTGAATAAATATAACAGACCCAAGAGTGTCCACTTCTTAACGCTTAGGGCGAAGAAGAAAATGTACGCCGAACTTATAGGAAACTATAAGAACTAGGAGATAAAAAGCTCCTAGGGTAACAAATTGACAATTGATGAGTACGGTAAGATGAGAACTTGTGAATACTTCCCTGTAGCATTGATTGACTTTGATGAAAATGGGGATGTTATTGAGCCTGAATGTCCTTTATATAATGATGTTGCTTATCTTAAGCAATTAACTTATGAAGGAGAAATTAATAATGAAGATGTTGATAGATACACAATTATTGAAACACATCTTACTAGGGAACAAACATATGACAGTATTCTTAAGAGATTGGAAACATTAAATAATAATTAATTTAAATTTCCAATGACAGAGATTGAGTATTTTTGCAACTGGTCTAAAGTAATTGACTTCAATCTCTTACATAAAGCACTTGATGAAATTAAGAGACTAAATATTAAGGAGTTGTGTCCTTCCTATAAGAATATCTTCAAAGTATTTAATCTATGTGATTATAATAATTTGAAGGTTATTCTGCTTGGACAGGATTATTAAAAATTTAAAGGTTTTAAAATAAGTTGCATATTTGGTTAAGTTTTTGTATCTTTGCAGAAAAATAGAAATATGAAAAAGGTTACAAAAACTCAAGAAGAGAAAATAAAGGAATTACTAATAAATGGTAATAGTATAAAGTACATCTCAGATTCTTTAAGATTATGTAGAGAAGTGATTAGACGTAGAGCAAGAAAGTTAGGAATAAAACCATTTAAAGGAAAATCAATTGCTTATGATTTACAAACAGCTCCTAATGACTTAAAACAATTATTAATAGGGTCTCTATTAGGAGACGGTTCATTTAATAAAATAGATTCCAACAGTTCTAGTTGTTGTCTTACTATAATACACAAAAAAGAGCAATATGACTATATAAAACTCAAGTACGATATTCTAGATAAATATAATTTAGTAAA